TAACGCAACAACCGTACAGCGTGATAGTTTATTTAATTGGGGATTCACGCCAGTCGGTACAATTATATTCAACACAAGTATTGACTCGCCTCAAATTCGTGTAGCATCAACAATTAATTGGAGGTCATTCTAACATGGCAGATTTACAAGCAGGTCAGGTACTTATTCAGAATGACGTAACTGGCAAACAAACGGTAGTTTCTGAGGCGGTTTATACAAAGTCGATTGCAAACAAGATCAGTCCATTTCATGGATGGTCTGTTGTGCCACAAGGTAAAAAGGCTAAAGAAAAAACTGCGGAAGAAATTGAGGCTGAAAAGGCAAGACTGAAAGCCGAAGCCGATGCAAAAAAGGCAAGCGAATTTGTACCGCCTACTCAGGAGGAAATTGACGCACTTAATGCAAAAATGTCGGCAGAGGGATTCAAGAGAACAACACTGACAGCACCCGACAAAGCCATTTTAAAGTGGCTTAAAGAGCAAGGCAATTAATTACATAATTTTCATCAGCAACAGCAACAATAATTTATGTTAAAAGCAATTGAATTTATAAAGTCATTAGGCGTTCCAGAGTCGGTTATATCGGCTCTGGAATCTGCCGATGATAACTTCGACGTATCTGAATCAGTTCAGGCAACCGAAGAGCATTTCGTAAACTTCTATAAAGAGAAGGTCAAAGACGAAATACACAAGGCAGGTAAGGGCGCAGGTTATGCCGAAGCTACTACTGCGGTCAAGAAGATATTCTCACTGACCGAAGCCGAGATTAAGGATGTCAAAGGCGATTTCAGTAAAGTTCTGGAATTGGCTCAAGGCAAATTATCCGACAAGTCAGGCAACAAAGAATTGGTTGAGCAAGTCAATAGTTTGAAGCAACAAGTAATTGACTACGAAAACAAAGTGAAGGAGTATGACGAGAACGTTATACCCGCACTTAAAGGTCAGGCTCAAACCGAATTAAAGCAGTTCAAAATTAATCAGGTAATTACATCTGAACTGACAAAGCACAAGATTAACGGTGCGCCTAATTATGTATTGCCAGGATTTACTGCGGACTTCCTTAAGAAATACAAAGTTGATTTGGACGACAACAACAACGTAATTTTAACCGACCTAAACGGGGCAAAAGTTTATGACGATAAAAAGAAAGAATTGTCATTAACCGATGCACTCGTATTGGAAGGCAAGACTGCGGGTATATTTGCAGTAAGTAATGCGGATGATAAACCGAACCCAAATCCTGCGCCAGCACCGCAGAAGCAAGAGCCTAACAAACCCCTTACACGTGCTGAACAGAACATATTAAAGGCACAACATCACATTGAAAAGCAACGTACACTCGTAGGCAAAAAATAGTATTTTCATTTTGGTTGGTTTCATGATGCACCCGTAACGATTAATTTTGTTGCGGGTGTTTTATTTATTCGTATATTTGCATCGTTACATCCCATGTAACTTAGGTGGCGACCTACCGCATTAAGGGCATTATCCCGCCCTCGAATCGGGAAAATTCAAAACAAGTATTTTCAAACGCAATTAAATTATGTCATTTACTGCAATATGCCCTGCTATTAATGAGCAGTTGCTGACTCTTGCAAAAGAGCATGCACCACAAGTAAAACGCACACAGAATGGAACTCTGTTGGCGTTGCTTGACCAGTACAACACATCAAGTGTTGATGTAGTACCTATCGACAGAGGTAATGGTAAAATCAAGCAGGTTCAAGTGATGAGCCAAAAAAGAGCCACTACCGATGAGGTTGAAGATGGCGTCACGGAATGTATGGAAGGCCCATACAATGAGTCCGACAATTACGGTGAAACATACGAAGTCAATGATGGCGTAAGTATGAGTTTCCAAGTTGATGATTCCAAAGTTCGGGAATTGTGCGAATCTCAGGCGTCATGGTTTGCCAAAGACATCAGCAACCGATTGGATGCGATGTTCACTAAAATGAATGAGAAGGCTGTAAACGACATCATCACCAAATTCGGTAACTATGCCAATGGTGTAAATTCAGGTACATCACCTATCGCTCTCGATATGATTCAGCCCCTCGCCGCAGGTGGTATGAATGGTGCTAATTATCAAGGTGAGGTAATTATGAGAAACGCCTTGAGCGATGCTCGTGTTGCTGGTGTGCCAATGGCAATCGGCGTAGGTGAACTTCGTGAATACGTTGGCATCCGCAATTACTCAACCTCAAATGCTTTAGGCATTGACTTGAACAGAGGCGGTTCATTTGCATATTTCGAAGATCCTTATGTTGGTACTGCCCTTGCTAACGTAAATCAATTCATCGCACTTGAGGCAGGTGCTTATCAATTAGTGCCCGTAAACTGGTGCGTTGGCGAGTATGTTAAGCAAACTGAGACATTTCAAAACAATACCATAGTCGACCCTATCACGGGTTTTGTCTATGACATTAAAATGGTGTATGATTTGAATTGTGACAAGTGGAACATTCGCCTTTCATCCCGCTTCGCCAAAATCGAATTGTATGCAGACGGCTTCAAAGCCAATGACCCATTAGCAGGTGTTAATGGTATCTTCAAATTCAACTCCGCTACCTAGTAATCAGTAATGATATTAGGCTATCATCACAAATCGGTATCCGCTCGTGTCGCAATGTGTACACGGGCGGTTGCTGATGCATTCGAGGCAAGGTGGGGTTATCATTTATGGTTGCTCCCCTTGCCGAACGATGCGCAATTAAAAGCATACGCATTAGGCGGTGGCGAATTGGAGAAGGTGAATAAAGCCCGAATTAAAGCGGGTTTAAATCCTGTCGGAATTAATTTCAATGTGAAATTAGCCGACAAGAATTGGAAGGGATTGGCAACGGGGCATGGCATGATATTTCGTGTATGTCATAATACAAGTTTGGCATATCCTGAATTTGCAGACCAAGAAATGATTGATTTAGTAGGCGAAATTTGTGCACAGCACAATAAATTAGCCGAAGTATTACACAACGAACAATACTCAATTTTCTATATTTATGAACCTGCCGAATTGCCTCAGTAGAATTATTGGAAGCCGTAAAGCGGAATGGAATTTACCATCCGATTTTGGGCTTTATATTGAGCAATTGCCAATGGTTACGCAGTCAGAACTAATTGCAATTAGGAATCCTGACTATGCCAATGATGCAACATTTGTGCAGGATATGATAAATTTCAGCATGTCAAATATCGTGTCGAATTTATCGCAATGGCTGATTCAGCAGTTTCGCCAAGGTTCAATACTTGACAGGGTCAAGGTTGGCGAATTGCCTAAAAGTGGTACAATAGCATACAATTTAGTTAATGCGTCAAACAGGGGCATCAAAATACATAATGTCCGGCAAGACACATTCGGCATTATCAATGTCGGTGCAGTTCGATTCTTATGCAATACAAACGGTTCTGTTACATTGACTATTTCCGATAATTTAGGGCAGACCGAAACCTACACAGAAACAGCAGTGGCAGGTCAGGTCGTGGAGTTTCATACCGCATTCAGTTCCGATGGGAATTTAATTACCATTACCACCGATAACACTGCAATTGCAACGGCTAATCTTGAAGTGGCTGAATGTTGTGGCAGGAATTATCGCATGAGTTATCAGAATCTATTTCGGGTGAATGGATATGACGGTACTGCTATTGCCATAAATAACACATTTGGCATCATGGCAGATATTACATACCAATGTGACCAGAAATTAATCGCCTGCTTATTCCGAAATTCAGTTGCATTCCAGCAGGCTTGTCTGTATCGGTTTGGAATTGATTACTGCGATCAAATTGCAACAACGACACGTAAGAATCCATTAACGATTCACCGCACAGCGGAGGATATAGATTTGCAACGTGCGAAGTTTGAAACGCAATTAAATCAAAACCTTGAAATGATACGAGTCGAGGCACAGCGCATGTTGCGCAATCCAAAAACTCCATGTATAAGTTGTAATGGAACGAGGTACGTACAATAAATAGTTAAGTTATGGCAGGATGTTCATCATGCGGTAGTGGCGGTTCAGGTAGCCGACCAAGACCAACAGCACAGACAGGTAGACCAAGACCCGGCACGGTAAGAATACCCGGTAGAAGGAGGTAAATAATTATGTTAGTAAAGAATCAAGACAACGTCGTAACGATTACAATTAATAAAGGCGACAAGGAATATAAGTACCGCATCCACGTTCAGAGTGATGCAGAACTTGATGCGAAACTGCGCAAGATTAAAAGGCGAGTAAAGTGGTGGGGTGGATTGGTTGTGCGTGTGCTTATTAATCGAGGCAAGGCAGATTCGAAGTTAGTTCGTGTAATTCAAAAAATAATTGAGAAATGAGAATATCAGACAAAACAATCGTAGGCTGGGAAGGTTGGAACTCAACTACTCCTGCATGGGCATCAATCGTAAGTAATTACCTATTGCTTGCAACATTGGGGCTGTTCGTACTCAGTGGATTCGTTGAGGATTGGGCAGGGTTCATTCCCGATTACAAATTAGATGCAATCAATGCCATAATTGAGGCGGTTGAGCGTTCATTCGTTACGATCGGAACTGCATTAAGATTTTTAGGTGTTAAAGAAAAACAAGGAGAATAATATGAAAAATGGTTACAAAAAATCATCTGCAAAACCTGTACGCAAGGCTGGCAAAACTAAGCGTAAGGCTCGCAAGTAAACCGATGGAACTCACTCTTATTCGTGATATATTCGCACCTCAGCGCACGTTGGGTGTGCTGTATGTGGATGGTATTAAAGAGTGCTATATCTGCGAAGATGTGGTGCGACCAAAGGGCGTTAAGGTGCACGGACAGACCGCAATACCAGAAGGCAGGTATGAGGTAATTATAAACATGTCTCCTCGGTTCAAACGTGAATTGCCACTGCTTCTTAACGTGCCAAACTTCGAAGGCATTAGGATTCATTCAGGCAATCATGAGGGGCATACTGAGGGTTGTTTATTGCCGGGCAGAACCAGAAATGCTTCTGGTGTATTTAGTTCTGTAATTGCCACAAATAATTTAATTCTGAAAATTCGAGGGGCGTTAAATTCGGGCAGAAAGGTATTTATTACAATTAAAAATGAACCTAACGCCTGACGACTATAAGAAGGCGATGGCTAATGCTGTTAAGGTTGTCGAAAACAACGTAGGCAAGATTATGCTTAATGGCGCGAACCTCGGCAGTGCATTAATGCAGAGGCGTGTGTTTAATAAAGGTGTTGCTACATCAGGTAAGAAGATGATGTACCGATCTGCACCATACAAGCGATTAAGGGTTGATGCAGGCTTGCAAATAGCACACAAGGATTTGACCTTTACAGGCAACTTGTTTAATTCGCTGACGATATTAGGCTCAAATAATAAAGAGGTTAATTACGGCTTTAATAATTCCGAAATGGCTGAAATTGCCAATTATCAGGAAACATCAGATAAGCAAGTTAATGAGCCGATATTTAAATTAAGCGCAAAGGAAATTCAGCAGGTCGAAAAGGCAATGACGAAGGATGTGTTGAGGATTGTCGTGGCTTCATTTGAAAGTTATCCTAACGTGCCGAGTGTGTCACCGCTTAAAGACGATCCAGTGCAAAAGAGCATTGCAAGGAATCAGAAGAAAAAGGCGAAGGGAAAGAAAAAGAAAAAACTATCTGCACGTGAAACTCGTGCGCAGAATATGAGGAAAGGCACGCACAAACCTAAAAAACGAAAATCATGACATCAGAACTGAAACAAGTATTGCAAAAAATTCGGGCGCACATTGAGAACAACAATGTAATATGCCCTTTAGGATTTGATGGTGCATTTCGTGACCCAGAAGCCAATCAAATCTACCTGCGCAAATTTAATGATAACGATATTCAGCAGTTCGGTATGGCAGATAATTTAGGCAATTTCTTCTACCTTCGTTTTGCCGAAACCGAACGGGCAACTTTCAGCGATGCACCTCGTGTCGCTTCGTGTCGTGATAGCGTTACGATGTCGGTTGATATGCGGGCGATATTTATTTATGAAGCCAACGACCAATTTGAAGTAGGCGATTATTTGATGAATGTATTGCAAGGCACGCATATTGACCCGTTTCAAAATGTGTCAAATTTTGACCTGAATTTCAACAGCATTGATTACGATTACTTCAATTGGAATGATGAAGATACAGGCGGAATAATATTGGCTTACATGCCGTACATCAAATCCTGTGCAATTGATTTCAGCGTTAATTTCAGACGAGATTTAGATATTTGTAGAAATCCACCTAACTTAGTACCATGAATACTTTCAGCACCTTAAATCTGGGCAATTTTCCTGCGAATACGGCAAGTATATTAATTGCTGGCATGACATACCCAAGTTCGGGTAATTATTCCGTAGAAGCACTCGTAGATGGCAAATTTCGCACCGCTACGGTTACGGCTGTTATGGGCAACACCGTAACGATTGCAAATACATACCCTTCAGATGCAACGGTATTCTTTAGAGTACGTTTGCCCGTAGCCGACCGCACCGATTCATACAATTACCTGAACGATGCGAATGGTCATATTTGGTTTCAATTTACAAACGTACCCATATGATTTTAGATTACACATTAGCAATATTGGTGCTATCCTTTACGGGTGCGTCATGGTCATATTTTTTGGAATACTTATTTATGCCGGGTCAGTTACTTGCTGGTTACGGATTATGGATTAATCAGTGGGCAGGTAATGCACCGCTGAAAGATTTGCACAAAGCAGATTACACCGCAGAAGGACGAGGCTACAAAAACGCTCGCTGGTGGGCATTTCCGCTCGGTGCGTGTACGATGTGCATGAACGTGTATGTTACACTGGTAATTAGTGTTATTGCGCTCTTGTGGCTCGGATTGACCTTGTGGCTACTATTGCCGATTCTGTCAATCAGTTCGTACTGGTTGAGGAAAGTAATGAATTGATTGTTTCTATCTCCAAATTAAATTTCGCAAGCATCCCCTCGTGTTCCGCCTTCGTCTTGCAAATCTTCGGCTTGCGGGTGTATAGGTCTAATCCGTATTTTGCCCAGTATAACCTGCGGAGCAGTTCGTTTCGTGTGTAAGTGGTGAAGTCGGTCATGGGTTAATCACCTCCAACTCCTTCGCTTTCCGCTCGTACCATAGTGCCTTCTGGATGTCCTGTGTTATATCATCCTTATGCCCTGCTCGCATCCGATATTTGAATGCATTGAGCAAGCAGAAGTTAATCACGGCTTCACGTCCGTAAATCGCCAGCATCATATCAATTACCTCGATTGGGTGCTGATTGAAGTGGGTAGGGTGGTTTATGTTGCTATCCATACTCATACCTCCGCTTCGCTGTTATTGGGCGTGTGCCTAAGAACATCCGATGAACTGAACTTTATGCCGTCATCATCTATCCTTACCCGCATCTCATGTATCTTGGCAATTTTTCGGGGCAGATACCCTACGGGTACAATCTGATTCCCATGTGTCGCTACCATGCGGTATAGGAGTATTTTGAGTTGCTTATTCTCAGTTTCCAAGCGGTCATAATTTGATATGAGGGCTTCGAGGTTTTTACGGAGTTTGGCGGTGGTCATGGTTTAGAAATATATTTATTTTTGAGTGAATTGATTTCGCAATTCTATTACAAGATATTTTAGTAAAACGTGTCCGTATTCTTTTTTAGTTAAGTGCCTTCCGCTTTCGTGCATCAACTCATCTGCTGGCATTGCTATTTCTGCTTCGTTTTCAATGTAGTTAATTACCTGCTCCATCGCTTTCCCTAAAACAGTATTTGCGTCAGTTTTGAGGTTCATGGCTTGCTGTTCTAATATTTGATTTTTTGCATCTTCAAGTTCATCGGCTGCTTCTGTAAACATTCCCATATCTAATCTGTTCTAATCTATTCTCCCCTCTGACAATCCGCCCAGAGGGTTGGCGGTGGTTACAAAGTACAATTTATTCTGATTTGCCATAGGTTTCGTTGTAATATAATTTGCCATGCCCATAAGATTTGCCCAGACCATTAATATCAGCCTGATTATACGCTTGTTCTATCTGTTCTCGCTCCATTTCCCGTGCCTCGCCGATAATTCCGAACCACTCTTCATCAGGTATGATGTCAGGTGGCAATTTCGGAAGTTTGCTGATTAGCCAATCTACTGCGGTGGTGGTTGTGTTGCTCATAATACTTACTTACTCGGTCTAAATCTCAATGACTGCTTCCAATCAAGGTCGGGGGGTAGGGTGTGTGGTGATGGCTTGTGTTGATGCCAAAACTTCCAAATGCCTTGGCCTATCAAATACCAATACCCCTTTCCATCCTCATCCCACGCATGCGCTACCGCTCCCTCCGGTGCTTTACTCCAATCGGGCATGTACGGGTCAGGCACGGCATCTACAATCTCATGGGTTGTAACCCGATATTGGATTTTGCGAATGGGGCGGTAACATGGTTTAAATATAGTTGCAAAGCATTCAGTTATGCGACCTATTTTGTGTTGTGTTAGAGCAGTATCGTTCTTCATCTCCACCTTTACCCACTTCTCCGCATTTTCTTCCTGACAGAACTCGTAGCCTTCAGGGAGTAGGTGGCTATAGTCGGGCTCAACTGCCTCAGGTCGCATCATTAGCGTGGATTTCCAGTAGTCAGGAGGGAGGAGGTCGGCGTTGGCGGCTGTGTCAGGGAATTTGTTTATCCATTTACCTATAAACGTTTCAAAGGATACATCTGGTACATTTTTATACCAATACCATCGACCATCCTTATCCATCGCCACACACACCGCATCTTCGGGCGCATCCTTCCAGTCGGGGATGTAGTCGGGTTTGATGGACGCCTTCAAATTGCGCAGGTCGTATGTGTTGCGCATGACTTTGAACTTTTTTGAAATATCAGCATCTTCGCCAAATTCAGACACTATTTTTTTCTCGATGGCTTCCATGTACTCGTCATAAGACCCATTAAAGAAATTATCAATATGCTCTCTCAAATGCCCTTCGTTTGGTGCGCATTTATTCGCACTTGCTTCGGGTGCTTCGGGTTTATTCAACCCACTGAAATTCGCACCCTTGTGATGCTCGGCTAAGTGCGCCTCGATTCGCTCAATCCTTATTCGGAGAGCGTCAATTTGTTCCTGTTTTTTCATGATTTAATCCTCCTTTTTCGTTAATGATTTTTCCTTGACGGTGCACACCTCAATCAAATCAAGTGCAAAATCTATCTGATTGTCAATGCTAATATATTCATCACTTGAATTACTATGCACATCTCGCATTGCCTCCATTATTCTGATTTTCTCCTTTAATTTGGATTCATCAAGTAGTATCGTTTTCATATTATTTTACCTCTGTTGTTTTTGCATTTCTCAACTGCTGATTCTGCCATCTGCGAAAATCATCGCAGTAATATTTCATAATTCCGATTTGGCCTGACGAGGTCATGATATCTGCCAACATATCGTTCTCACGGGTCAATCTGTTGTTTGCCCGAAGCAATTTGATATTATACGATAGGTGCGCTTTAGCCTCTATGTTCCACCTGCGCATCTCGTAGAATGTGGCGCAGTTCAGGATGAACAGGAATATCATCACGAATACGGCAACACTGAACCGAATGAAGTAGTACAGGGGTTCATCACCTCGGTCGGTGAGCATGATGATGTAATGGTGGATGTTGGTCAGTAGTGCTTTCATAGTGCTTTAATCTTTGCGTAAAAATCTTTAACCCATTGTTTGCCTTCCTGAACATACCCTTTTTGATAAAATTCATCAGGTGTGCCACAAAAGCAACCTGTTAATACCTTACCATTGATATACACAACGGAACGATTAGATGTAGGGGAATCCATGTAGTTTGGCAGTGCTGTGAGTTGGTTGGAACTGCAACCCAACTCCGTTACACGTGGCAATTCAGGCAATGCCGTGAGTTGGTTGTCATTGCAATACAACTCCGTTACCATAGGCAATTCAGGCAATGCTGTGAGTTGGTTGTAACTGCAATACAACTCCGTTACATCCATTCTGTATCCGCTAAAATCCCTTACACCTTGTGATATCAGGATTCTAAATTCTTGTTCGGTCAGTAGTGCTTTCATGATTTCTGCTGTTTAGATTCTACCCATGCTTTAAGTTGTTCCTGCGTCATTTGGTATTTGATGTACTTTGCGTCTATCCATTTACTTTGCCTGCCAAATGTAACGAGTGCAACTCCGCTCGCATCGTGGCTTGTGTCGGTAAATCGGGGATAGTTAAATATCCCGACATACTCTTGTTTGTCAGGCGTAACTACCTTGACAATTGCACCTTCTTTTAGCTCTTTAACTTCGTATCTATTCATCTCTTTACATCGCTTAAGTTAAACACAATACCCATGTACCTGCCATCACATTCCATTTGGTTGCGCTCGGCTTCACACACCTCTAATCCCTTATCGCCGAAGCGGAAGAATACATCTTGCTTCCTATAATTATAAGCATACTCGACAAGTTCGGCTGTGCAATACAGCAAATCATCCTTGCGGTTTGTTGTATCTAAACTTATCTCGTCCTTCAATATATCCGAGTAGGTCAGCACATCGAATTTAACCCAACCCTCTCCATCGGGGCGGTTATCGAGGCAGAACGCATCGGTGTACTTCCAGCCAATTAGTCCATACATAAATTCAACCCTTACACGACTGCCCTGAAGTTTGCGAAGGTACTTCATGAACTCGTCTATGTTATCGAAGTTAAATGCAATAGCCTTGCCATCACTGGTTACATAGAACTCGCATGTATCACGCTCGGTTAGACCTGCTTGTGTGAGTTCATCGTAGTTCGGGTGGGTTTGGTCAAGATAGAGTTCCTGACGTTTTTTGGTTTTGGTTGTCATGATATTATTCGGTTTAACATAGTTCGCAATATTCGCCCATTATTTGTAACGCCTCAGGGTAGCTTTTACTCGCAAATACCCTTTCGGTCATTTCATTAACTTTGTCTTTTTGCCCCGCATTTCTTAATACTTTTGAGCAAATTGCCAATGTGCTGCACACATTAGAATCTTGTGCTGTTACTTTTGCCTTTGGTTTTTTGGTTTGTGTTGTCATGATTGATATTTGGTTAAAAATAAATCCTTGTCATTCCCTTATTGTATTCAGCCTCAATTTCTTCTTTACTCCACCAATAAGTGAAGTCAGTATTCGGCTTGTTGTCAGGGTCTGTGCCCTCGAGATTTAACTGGCTGTACCAGTCATTTTCACCCCATTGCTGGGATTGTGAATACCATCCCGCAGGTGGCAATGTTGTTTGTGTTGAAGTGGTCATGATTGATATTGGTTAAACGTGATTGATTATTTTAAAAATGCACTGCTTGATTCCAACCCCTTAGCATAAACCTGCTTTGTCGGCCTTACCTCTTTCCAGCAACATGCCCGAAGGCGTTTGATTTCTGCCTTGTCACTTGTGGTAATCGTTGTACCTGAACCGCTGATGAATGTTTTTGAAGTCGTCATAATGTGATTGATTATTTGCGTTTTGCGGATGCGTCCCCCGTTGTGTGTCACTTTACCTTAGTAGTTAGTTTAAATGAGAAAAAACTATCTATAACCTTACCCCCATTTGTAGTACACTCAACAAGTAAGCAGGGTGTACCATTTTTGTAATTATCTGGCTTAATATTCACAACGGTCATTAAGTAACCTTGCCTTCTAAATGTGTCGCCTTGTTTTAATTCTGATGCTGTCATAATGTGATTGTTTAATGATTTGCAAGCAAGTTAAGAATATTCCGAATATGCACGTCAAATATTTTCTAAATTAATCGTAAATATTTGATTCTCAGCGCAAAAAGTTTTTAGTGAATTTACGGCATTTACATAATACGGGTCTTTTAATCGCAACATATCCTTGACCTTCTCCCTGCTATGAATAGCCGTACTATGGTCGCAGGGGTACACGATCGAACATGCTTGCCTCAGATGCAAGTCAGGGAAGTGGCAGTAGTACCAGCGCAGTATGTGGCGAATACTGGCCACCTCCACTTGTCGCAGTGGGGATTGGACTTCTTCGAGTGTCATGTAGCGGTCAAAAATCCTTATACTACTCTCGAATTTATCTTTGAGCAAGTGGTTGATATGTTGTTGCTCTACCCAAGGTCTGAACACCTCAATATCCGGTACTTTGCCTGTGCCTAATCCGAGTGCCTCGTTTATGGCATTGATTAGGATAATGTGCGTTCGCTCTTTGCCAAGTATTTCTATGGCTTTTTGGTAGGTGGTCATTTTATTATTTTTGATTCCTTAAACGCCTTAATTACCTCTACGGTCTGCTCTGGGTTCATGTCTAATACGGCATTTAATAACACCTGTGTATTCCGCTGTTCATCGTACAATGATTCCATCATATCTTCGGGCATTCGGTTGCGGATTCGTACCATGATAGATTCTAGGCTGTCCACTATTTTGCTGAATAGTATCTTACCTAATTTCTCATCATTGGTGTCACCCCGTTTGATTTTGTACAATTCAGGATGGCACAGCAACGTGGCGTGCAAGAGTTGGATTAATTGGATGGTGCGGGTCATGTTAGAATAGGCTGATTTGATTTTTGCTCAATAAGACTGATTTTAAATTATTTTTCGCCACATTAAAGTAACTTTCTTTTAATTCAAATCCAATCGCTTTTCTATCCATTTTAACTGCCTGATAAGCCTCAGACCCAATTCCTAAAAAGGGAGTGAATACCGTATCTCCTTTGTTGCTGTAAAGGTGAATTAATCTTTCAATCGTATCGAGTTGAAGCGGGCAAATATGCTTTTCGTCATTTTCGGATCTGCCATCCCGATAACCTTGCAATGTGTTGCCATAATCAATATCCATCCAAACAGGGGATGCATATTTTTGCCACAAATCAACGGGCAAATCAGTATTAGTTACAGGGTTGGTTCTTTCTCCATCCTTTCTAAATATCATAACATAATCAGGAATGCCAACCCTGCTCATAGTGCTGTCCTTTTTGACCTGCTTGTGTAGTAACCCCAGTGCCTTTGTGCGTTGCATTTCAACTACTGGGTCTTTCCATATTGTAACCCTGCTGGCGTAAATAAATCCTGCATCTTCAAATGCCCTCAGAATCATTCCAGAAAAATCCCGCAATCCAATAAACCCCTCTTTACCTTTTTGTATAGGTAGGTCCATGCAGTGTACTGCAACATTCCTGCCTTGCATCATAACTCTATAAAGTTCTTTTATCAGGAATCCAAATTGAGTCAAAAATTCATTATAATCTTTTGAATTACCCATATCCTCAATATGACTTGAGTATGTGTATAGTTCTGCGAATGGTGGAGAAAATACAGACAATCCAATGCTTTCACTTCCTATCTCTTTAATAAGTTGGACTGAATCACCCCTTTTTACTTTATACCACTCGTTTGATTCTTCCAATGTATCAAACTCTGATTGGGTCATTAATTCACCTTTAAGGTGTGCGCTTACCGCATTGCTCATTTCTTGTTGCATGGTTTCAAATTGTTGCTGTTTTTTGTCTATTGATTGTTTAACATTTGCCATTGTATCTGTTGTTATCAGATAAATATTTACTTGTTCTTTTTGCCCGAATCGGTAACTTCTTCTAATTGCCTGATACAATCCCTCAAAGGAAAAATCTAATGATGCAAAAATTTGATTCCTGCAATTCTGATAATTCATCCCGAATGATGCTATTTTTGTTTTGGTAATTAAAATCCTAAATTCATTATTACCAAATCCTAATAGCGTCTTTTCTTTATATTCACTGGTGTCGTTACCTTTTACTTCCTTTGCATCTGGCAGTAGTTTTTTCAGCATTTCACCCTCCTCATTTTGCTTTATCCAAATTATAAAATTTTCATCAGGTCGTGAATTTATAATTTTAACAACTTCGTCCATGCGTTCCTTTTTGGTTAATCTTAACTCGCTATTGAAGTTTGTGGCAGAAATAATGGCATCATTAAATAATTGACCGTTATCCCGCTTTGGGGTCTTTATTTGGCATTCAACTATATTAAGTGATGGTAGATTATATCCAGACATTTCAAATCCAATATCGCATGGGTTATTTAGCATTACCGCCCAACTGCCTATAAACTCATAGAATAATTTAGATGCATGCCCTTTTAATCTCCATTTAGCCGTTTCGCCTCCGTCATGAACAAAATACATTGCAAGCATTTCATTTCTACTCATTACATCTAAGAATTCGGAATGATTACCTAATTCCATAGGGTCATTCGGGCTGGGGGTAGCAGTGCATGCAAGTTTGTATGGAGTATTTGAGAATAGGTCAATTATCAACTTTTTTGTTGAACCCTCAAAGTTCTTTAATATAGAACTTTCATCCAATACGATTCCTGAAAATATACTGCAATCAATGTTGTCTAATTGTTCGTAATTG